GGGAGATTGTGCCCGGCATGTATGGGTGGGGCCTTATTGGCAGCCACAAGGCACGTGATGGGCCGTCTGCAAACCCTGGCCACTGGTTGGTCAATAGGGTGGAGACGGCACTCGCACCACTACCCATCCCCACAACGGGAGAGCGCCACAACCCCACTATGGTGGAGTTGAAAGACGCACCGGAGTTCAACCCGGAGCGTCCCGGCCAATGTGAGATCATTGGGCCGGTGTGTGTTGGCGCGATACCCCTTGTGTTTGCCCACTCAAAACGGAACGAAGAGGTGAGCCTATCGCGGAGGCATTTGGCGGCCACGCCGAATACCCGCGGAGCGGTGGCTGGTTGGAAATCCATGGGACCCTTCGTTGAAGCGCTGGCAACCCGTGTGTTGTCGTGCTACGACGGACCATGTGAGCAAAGCTGGTTGGCGAAGCTACCAGGTGCAATGCGCGAGAAGTATCAGCGCTGGATTGCAGACCTTGGTAGCAGCAACGAGCCGAAAGACCACTACCGCAAGGCTTTCCTCAAGATTGAACTCTTGCTGCCGTGTGAGGGCGGTCGGCGGAACAAGGCACCCAGGCTCATTCAGGGCCTGGCAAAGGCAGAGGTGAACACTGCCCTTGGGTGCTTTGTCAGCGCCATTGCCAGCGCGTGGAAGAAGTCGATTGCTGTCGACATTGCCAACAGCACTGAGAAGATCGTGTATACCGCTGGATTGACGCGGTTGCAGGTCGGGAAGCTGTTCGACAAGTGGACACGGGACGGGTATGATGTGTACGAGGATGACTTCACCCAGTATGATGCCTCAATTGTGGAGGGGGCGTCCTGGGCGGAGAAGTACTTCTTCGGATTCTTCCGTCCCGACGCGCCGGCAAGGTACGCTCTGAAGCAGCAGGAGTTCACGAAAGGATTCAGCAAGTGGTTCAAGTACACCATCTGCCACACGCGCAAGTCAGGCGACCAGAACACGTCGCTTGGCAACTCGGTGGTCAACGCCGTTGCGCACGCCTATGCGATGGAACGCATGGGTGTTGTGGATTACAAGATGATGGTGATGGGTGATGACAACTTGTTGTTCGTGCGCGGCCTGAAGCCAGAGGCTGCCGAACACTTTTGTGTCAACGTGAACTCGTTGATGGGCGATTTGGGGTTGTCCGCTAAGTGTCAGAAGCGTCGACACCCCATGTACTGCTCCGCCGAGTTCATGCCTGTCGTTGTCGACGGCACCCCCACCATGTGCTTGACCCCGCTGGTGACAAGGAAGTTGGCGAAGTTTGGCTGGACTGCGCAGCCGATGCGGAAGGGCGAGAATCCCCTGCAGCGTCTGAAGTCAAATGAGATGTCGTGCAAGGTGCACGCACTCATGCCGGTAGCACGTGTTGTCAACACGTTCTACCGCAGCCTCATGTGTGGGGAGGTGCCCACACCGGACTTCGTCCTCCACGAGGACCCACCTGAGGATGTCCAG